TTGATCGTTACCGACGTGGCGCCCCCGCCCGACGAATGCCCCGCGGGCATGGCGGCCCCCCGACCGCTTGCGGCCGCGGCCGCGGGCGTCGATAGCCCCCCGACAATGCCCCCGATAAAGTCGCCCGCGGCTTTCAAGGGGCCGATGCCGTCGATTAGCTTGCCAATCCAATCGAGCGCTTGCTTCAACCAACCAACCAACGTCGTAATGATCGTCACGACGATGCCAATTTGCGTCGCGACAATCTTGAACGCGAAGCCAAGTAGCTTGATCGCGGGCGTAAGCAACGGAAGGATTGACGTTATCAACGTCGACAATTGCTTGACGATCGGGATTAGTACCGGGATCAATTCGTCAAGGATCGGGAGCAACGCGGCCCCGACCGTTTCGCCAAGCTCGCCAAATCCATCGGCCGCCCGCGCCATGCTTCCCTCGCTCGACTTGGCGAACGTGTCGGCTTGGCCCGCGGCCGCTTTCGTGGCGTTCGCCAGGGTATCGGTCGCGGTCGCCCCCTTTTCGATGCCCGGAAGTAGCTTGCGCAAGGCGCCGTCTTGACCTTCGTTCGCCTTGGCTACCGCGTCAGCCGCTACCGCTAGGTCGACGTTGGCAAAGCGGGCAATATCTTGGGCCGTCGCGAGTAGCGTTTGGGCTTCGGTTAGGTCGCCCGTCGTCGTGACAAGCGATTGCAGCGCGTCGCGGGTTTGCGTGTCGCTAAACGCCTTGTCTTGGCCCGCGGTAATGGCCGACTCGACTTGGGCTTGCCAATCGCCCGTAGCGGCCCCCGACGCCTTGATAGCGGCTTCAAGCCGAGCTTGCTCGGCCGCATCTTCGGAAGCGGCTTTCGTCATCCCGACCAACGCGACGGCAACGCCCGCGGCCGCGGCCGCAACCGGAATAAAGCTCGACGCGCTACCAGCGATCCCCCCGAGCGCGCCCCCGAGCCCGCCAACCTTGCCCTTCGTTTCGTCAAGGGCCGCGTTCAAATCCTTGGGGTTGCCCTTGATATCGACTTCAAGCCCGACAACCATTGCTAGCCCGCCCGCTTCCGGCCGCGCTTGGCGGCCCGCTCGCGCTCGGCTGCGATCGAGCGGTATTCGTCCATTTGCGCGAGCGTGAGCTTGCCCGCTTCGTCGGGCGGCAACCCCGTAACGACCGCGGCCCGAACCGACGTAACCGCGTCGCTATCGGCTTCGGCGTTGACGGCCGACACGTCGACCGTGACGCGCCAGGTTTGGGCGGCTTCCCAAGTCGTCGACGGGTCGGCTCGACGCTCCAATTGCCAGGCGTAGGCGTAGAGCAACGTAAACGCCTTTTCGATCAACGCGGGCTCGGCGCCGGGGTTGTCAAGGATGCGCAGCAACCGCCCAACGTCGGATTGGCGAACGTCGGCCGCGCTATTGGCCCGCGCGGCTTCAAGGATCGTTAGCCCGCGGATATCGCCAAGCGTGAGCGTTACGCGTCGGGGCTCGATCATTGCGTAACCCGGAAGCCCGCGCGCTTGCCCGCGTCGGCAATGGCGCTTTCGTAGCCCTTGACGATATCGCCTTCGTTCCGGTCGATTGCGTCGCGCACCATTCGGAAGCCCGCGAAGCGCGACGTACCGAATTCGACCGGCCCCGCATAGCGAAGGGGCGACCCGATCGACGCAACGTCAGCCGTTGCGCCCGTCCCCCATGAAACGGCCAGGGCGCCCGTACGTCGGGGCGTCCCCCCCCGAACGTCGGGCAGTAGGCGGGCGGCAACGCGGCCGTTTACGGCCGTCATGTCGTCGACCGCCCGCCCAACCGCGTCGAGCGCCCCGATAACGTCGGCTTGGCCCTTGATGACGATATCGCCCGCCATTACGCGGCCGCGCTCGCCTTCGACCCCTTCGCGTCGGCTTCGGGCTGTCCGAATTCGTCAAGGGCCGGGAACGTCGCAACCGCGAGCGTCGGCTTGCTGCTACACGGAAGCTCTACTTCAAGCTCGGCGTAGGTGTCGGCTTCGCCGCCCATCGTCGGAGCGATCAAGCGAACGATTCCGGTCATGCCAGGCTGCGCAGCGGTCGGGGGCATAACCGCGGCCCCGTGCGGCTGATATTGAAACTCGGCTTGCGCCCCGTCGTTATCCCAAAGGAACCGGGCCAAGCCCGTCGTCGACCAATCTTGGGCCGCGACGATATGCAACCCGTAGGTCGTTTTGCCGACGCTGCTAAACGATCCCGTAGGGCAAAGCGTTTGGTACTCGATCGTGTCGCCAGGCGTCGACACGACTTCCGCAAGGTGTACGTCGCAATTGAATTGAACCCGCGTCGGCCCCGCTGGTAGCACCTTCAAGGTAAGCGACACGTCGCGCATGAAAAGGGGCGTAGTCATCGCGTCATCCTTCCGAGCTAAGCATTTGGATCGTCGCGGCCGTTGCCGCATAGGGAACCGCGCCAATAGCCGCGTCGAAGGGCTGCGCCCACGTCGGCAATTGCATACCGTCGATCGTCAAAAGGGCTTCGTCGACGGTATCGACCATGCCCGCGAGCGTGTCGATTGCGGCTTCGCTATCGGCCCGCCCCGCCACGATCGTTAGGCGCCAACGGGTCGTACGACGCTTGCCTAGCGATAGGTCGACGGCCGCCCACGGGTCGCCCGCTTCGACGATGACGCACGGCGCCGTAAATTGGCCCGTCGTATGGGCTGCGATACCCGCGGCTTCAAGGGCCGCCAGGATCAAGCCGCGCGTCGCCATTAGCCGCGACACCTACGCCAACCCGAACGTTGCATAGCGGGCGATTATCGGGGCTTGGGCTTCTAGGTAGTCGCGAGCGACCCGGATAGCCGCCCCTTGCAAGTCGACGTAGCCCGTAAGCCCAAACGTCGCTTCGCGTCGCTTGTACGACTCGACGCCCGCGCTTCGCGCGCACCAAAGCACTTCGGCCGGGGGATCGACGTACACGGCCCCTTCAAGCCGGAAGTCGATACCCGCGTTTACGGCATTGGCGCAAGCCGTCGCCCATTCCAAGTCGGCCGGGGACGGGCTCGCGCCCGCCCCCGCTTGGGCAAGGATTAGCTCGGCCGTAACCCATTCCATCGGGCTAGGTAAGCGTCGACTTGACGATGCCCTTGGGGGCCGTCGTGGCGCCCGTACCCATGCCCCAAATCGCGACATTCTGCCCGAGCTTCGCGACATCTTCCGCGCTAATGGGGAAGGGGCCATCTTCGAACCAACCGGCCGCTTCGCCATTGGTGACAAGGTGCGTGTTGCCCGTAAGGAACGGCGCCCGAACGATCGGAAGCCCGCTGATATTGATAGCGAGCGTCGACGCTTGCGCCGTGCCCGCAACGTTGTTGGTCCCGTATGCCGCGGGCCAAAGGTTCGCGAGCCCGCCAAGCCGAGCGAATTCGGTTGGCGACACAAGGTCGACGGTCGCGGGCGAACCCGTGTTATCGCTCACGATCGAGCTAGCCGCGAACAAAAACGCGCGCACTTGATCGGCCGTCGACGTTGCCGTAAGCACCAACGACGATCCCGCGACCGCCAAAAGCTGCGCTTCGAACGCGGCTTCGGTCGTGCGGGCGTAGGCAATCGCCAGGATGCGCAAATACGCTTCGCGGTAGCTCGGGCTCGACCGGCGGATTAGCTGGTAGCTAACGTCCGACCCGCCCGCGTAGGTGTCGATCGGCTGCGACGCCTTCAAAATCTTGACCTTGACGCTCGCAATTTGCGTCTTTTCGGCCGCTTGCTTGGCAACGATCGTGTCGAGCGACAGGGCCGGATCAAGGTACGGCCAATCCAATTCCATGCCCGAAGGGCCAAGCGACCGCGGGCCGCCAAGCGCGGTAACGGCCGGTCGGGGGAACGCCATGATTCCGGCGATATCGGCAACCCAAGCCGGGGGCACGACGCCAGGGTTATCGGTCGTCAATTGGTCGGCCAGGGCACGCGCGAGCAAGGGGGCTTGCTCGGGATCGTTGTACGCGGCATCGGCAAAGGCGCCGAAGCTCGCGAAGCGGGCCAGGGGGCCGACGACGGCTCGGGTACCCCGAGCTTCAAGCGTCAGCATTCGGCCAAGCATTTCGTCGCGCAAAGCTTCGAATGCGGCCCCGTCAGCCCCGCGCGCCAGGATGCCGACGCTTGGCGTCGGGTCGGGCGTCGGGACCGGATCGGGCGTCGGGTTGGGGACCGGATCGGGCGTCGGGGTCGGCGTTTCGGGCATGGCGGTTGCACTCCTAACGGCTAGCACTTCGGCGCCCGAATAGGCGCCCCGTTCGACGATCCCGACTCGGCGTAGGTCGATACGGGATCGTTCCGTAATGCCTTCGGGCGTAACCCGGTTGGCACCTTCAACGGGGGCGAACACGATTGAAACGCCCCGATACACGCGGTCGCGGGCAAGCTCTAGCAATTCGTCGCCCGCACGCGTGCGGCTAACGGCTAGGTCGGCATACGGCCCGTCGTCGCGTTCGTCGATCGAAACGCCGCGGCCCGCCAGGCGTACGCCAGGCTCCGCGCCATGCGCCCCGATCGCTTCAAGCGTTACGGTCGACGGGTCGATATCGGCAAACGCCCCGCGTAGGATTCGCTCGCGCCCCTGCGGGGTCGACGCCACTTCGTCCCAAGCGAGCAAGCGGCACGACACGATCCGCTCGGCTTCCGAGCGCACTTCAAGCCGACTCGATAGCTCGCGGCGCAGCAATTCGGGCATGGCTTCGATCCTCTAGCTAGGGGGCGGCATCGAGCCCGCGACGACGCGCGAGCGCGGCCCCGTTTCGGTTGGCGGGGCGCCGGTCGGGGCAAGCTCGGGGGGAATGCGGGGCGTCGACTCGGGCGGGTACCCATGACCGCGGCGCACTTCGGGCAACGTGTAGATACCCGCGGCAATGGCGGCCGCTTCGACGTTGATACGCTCGGCTTCGGCCAAGCGGAATAGCTCGGCCAAGTCGAAGCGAACCGATTGCGTGCGGGGCACCAAATCCGACAACCCCGCTTCGATCGGGGCCAGGTATTCGGGGGCGCCCGTGACGCGCATAAACGTGTCGAGCATCGCGGCAACGTTTTGGTAGGTAAGCGACGATCCGCCAAGCTCGGCTAGCAGTAGCTCGGCCGGAACGATCCCCCAAATACGGGCGACTTCAAGCACGCCATTGCGTCGCGTTTCAAGCAATTGCGACGACTCGGGGTTGCCCCCCGTTTCGTGGATATCCCAACCTTGCGGCAGGATGCCCGGCGAATGGTCGCGGTGGTTATCTACCCATCGTTGCTTAGCCGCGTCGGCTTGCGCGTCGTTGAGCGTGCCCGCGAATTTGAGCGTTACGGACGGCACGGCCCCGTTGTCGAACCAATCGGCCGCGTAAAACTCGGCCGCCAGGATGCGCGCGAGCGCGTCGGCGTTCGTTTCGAATTTGGACGGTACCAATAGCTCGCCAGGCTTCCGGCCCGGAAGCTCGATATGGATTAGGTCGCGCCCCGCGATTAGGTCGCGGTCGCGCCAACGGTAGCGTCGGAATAGCCCGGTATCGTCCCAAGTAACCGCGACTTGATCGAACGGAAGCACTACCGCCACGTCGGGCCAACCGGCCGCGTTGCGCCCCGTTTCGGGTACCCATAGGTACGCGTTCGAATGGTCGAATAGGCAACCGGCGATCGAGCCGAGGAACCCATCGCGGGTCGTGCCAGGGGCCGGCCGCTCGACGATCCGCGGTTGCGTCGCGACGGGGTACCCGTCAGCCCATGCGACGGGCTCCAATTCCGCCACTAGCGAAACGATCATCGAGCGCGCTCGGGCGACCGCGGGCAACGATTGGTAGTCGGCTAGCCCTAGCTCGCGGGCCGCGACCGCGTACGCAATTTGCCCGCCCAAATCCGACTCGCTCGGCCCCGACCATAGGCGACGCAATCCCGCTAGCACGGGCGGCACCATAACGCGCCCCGTCGCAATTGCAAGGGGTTGCGTTAGTAAATCGTCGGGTCAAGCTGCGGGCCGTTCGCGAAGCCCCAACGGGCAAGCGTCGCGGCAATCAACGGGCTTGGATCGACGCCCCCGGTCGGCCGAGCCCATACCCAAGCGTCGCCTAGGTTGCGTCGTCGGGCCGCCACTACGGCATCGTCGACCGCGGGTTGCGACCGATGGGCCAGGCGACGCGTCGCTACGTCGTCGTACAACGCCCCGCACGCGGCCGCGTATTGGCGGCCCGTGACAAGTACCAGCGGGGGCACGGTCGGCAACCGGGTCAAATCCGTTACCAGCGAGCCCGCGGGGCCGCCAGGATCGAGCGCGAGCGCGACGGGCCGATGCACTAGCAATTCGTCGACGCGGGGCGCGATCCAATCGGTACCCGCCCGACGCTCGATTAGCTCGATATGGATTCGCCCATCGGGCCGACCGGCCGCTACCGCAATCGAGCTATGCGAGCGGTCGGGCGACACGTCGACCCCGAACGCCAGGGGCGCCCCGCCCGAGCTAGTCGGATCGGCGCACGCTACCCAATCGGCC